TGCCGTTGTACCCACCCGAATTTTGATAAGGCGGGTCGGCATAGACGGTAGCGTCAGGCGGGATAGGTACGTCTGTGTAACTTAATTGCAATCTCTCCAAGCTCTGCAATCTCTCCAAGCTCTGCAATTCGCAACGTTCATTCAACTGTGCGCGCATAATCTTCTTAAACTCCAAGTATTTAGAATGACTTAATGGTTGGTTAACGACATCTTCGCTTAACTCAATACCTAAATCTTTAAGTAGGCTTGCATCATTGAAAAACAATACATCGTGGTAGGCTTTCTTTGTCGGCTCAATATTCTTGCTGTACATATAATCTTTGCCGTTATTACCAAAAGACCAACACAACCGCACATAAGGGTCTGTGTCTTTAAGGCGAAAGAAATCTTCCCGGCTAATCCAACGGCTTTCGTTGCGATACTTGCCATTAGCAGCGTCTACAAAGAGCTGTGGCGAGTCGTTAATATCGTTGACAATGAAACGCATCCACTTGCCCGACAGCATAGCAGCGTGTGTCATGGCACACCCACCCGCAAAAAGGTCAACAAAGACTTCGGTGGTAGGTAACAAAGGTATGATTTTGTCGGCTATTCGCGATTTACTGCCCATATAAGGCACTCCGTATCTTTTACTCGGCATTTTCTATTGTGTAATTTTCTAATTCTTTATCTTTTAGTACATCTTTGGGTATATCCAACAGCTTAGAGGCATCGTAACAAAAGCCTCTATCTACGGCAAAGGCTTTGGCACGGCAGTAGTCACATTCGTTGAGTATATTGCCATTCGCGATGTTCTGTTCGCAAAACAGGCGGTACAAGCATGAGCTTTGGCACAAAACAGGCAAGTAACGGCGCGGTTTCTCAACAGCAACGGTCGTTTCATCGAACAAGCCTAACTTGTCAAGAGCTTTGAGCAACAGCGTAACAGCGTCTTCGTCAAGGTTGTCAATGTTGGCAGCGTTCTCGTATGCCCATTCGGCTATTGCCTTAGACGCTTCGGCTTTCTTGCTCTCTAAGTCCCGTTCTTTCGGTTTCTTTGCTTCGGTTGTTGCTTCGTCAGCAAGGTTTAACTCGGCACGATAGGCGCGAAGATACGCCACCGCATCCACCGAACCGAAGAATTGCTTACTTGCAGATGAGAGCAACGTTTTTTGTTCGGCAAGGTTAGGCGCAACAAAGGTTGCAAACGCATCAGCTTTGGAGCAACCCGACAGAGCGTACCATGTTAAGCAGTTCATTTGGTCGGCTGTCAGGTTAAACTTGCCTTTCGGTCGCATTTTAATGAGTGATTGTGCCATTAGTCTATTGTTACAAGTTTAAATTCAATCCTCGGTCTATCTTTGTCAATGAACTTCTCCGCTACAATCTTGATACATTTGTTGTCATTAGCGATTGTTTTGGTGTGTTGTAAGCAGTCTAAGACCACTTTGAGTGAGTTATCAAGGTCTTGTCGCATAGCGGTGTAAAACACGCGGATATGCAGCTCAAAATAGCCTGTAATGTTAAGGTTGCGGTATGAACCGATTTGCATATAAAAGCTATCTTCGTACTTTTTAAGCGCAGCAGTCTTACTTAACGAGCCATGCCCATGTATAGTGATTATACGATATAGGTTTGACTTTGAGGGCGGTGCGCCATTAATGGTTATATACGGATATTCCATGTTTCAAAAGTGTTATGCCGACGTATGCAAAATTTGCACACATCGGCGTTAATGGTTTAGTCGGCTATATCTTTACGAGCCATGTTGTTGTCAATGCCCGGCTTATACGGGTTGTCTTGTTTATCAGTGTCGGTCACTATAACATCGTCAGCTACATCAGCAACGCCAAACTTAGATTCGGCTTCATACTTAGCTTGCAACGGAACGTAAGTTTCTTGATATAATTGGTCGCGTTTCTCTCTTGCTACAATCTTAGCGTCATTGAGATATTGCAAGTCAAGGTAGTTACGACCGTTCTCTTGCGACAGAATGCCCGCATAAACCAACTTGCAAGCGTTGTCTATTTCCTCGGCTGTGTTATTGGGAATCCAAAAGTCAGGATAGATAGATATTCGCAAGTCGTTATATGCTTTCGGATTGCGCTCAACAATGCCGACAAGGTTCTTAAATACGTTCATCATGTGTTTAAGTGGCTTAAACAGATATATCCACATGAGTTGGCAATATTGCAATTCAGGTGTGAAGAGTATCTTGATTGTTGTTGAGCTGTCAGCACCTGATTTCAGTATTTCAGGGTCAATAAACACTAATTGCATGGAGTTCTTAATATCCTCCCATTTGATATTAAGGTTGAGCTGTGCAATGTTACTTGCATCAGGTGGAGCAATGAAGTGTGCATCGGCGTTCTTGATACTATCAGACGTGCCTTTTACGCCATACGTTCTACGACCGAACTTGCCTCGTGGAGGTAGAGATACAATTTTTTCAGCTTTTACGAAGAAATCTGAAAAAGCGTTCTCTTTATATTCCTCGGCAACCATTGATGTTGCGCGTTCATACGATTCTATGTTGAGTTGAGAGCTTCCGCTACGTAAGTCAGGTACACGGAAGTAAGTACATGGGTTAACACCGTCAGGTGTCTGCGTTTCCTCGTCAGAGATACAGATAAAGCCGTCTTCGGATATAGAACCCTTTTGTGAACCTGAAGCGCGGTTGAACCATTTGCTTATTTTCTGTTTCCAATTTTCATCGGAATCATTATAAGCTATCCATGTTTGTACTCTCTTGGTTGAGAAAACGTCAACGGCAACTTTGTTTTTAATGCTATATTTACGGTAGTAAACGGGGTTTCTATCCTCGTCTATATCGGTAAATATCATATCGCCTTTGAGGAATGAGAATACGGTATATTCAATATCCTTTTTGTTGTTGGTGGTATATTGGTATATAAGCGCATCGCAAGTGTAAGCAATGGATTGACATATCTCCATGAACGCGGTAGTGTTAATGCCGACAATATCTTTCCAAGAGCAAAGAGCGTCGAAAATATCGCGGTTATCTTTTTGTTCGCTTGCCACACCGAACCCTTTGCCCGCCATGTGTGACGTGAAGTTGTTTGCACCGCGTTTTTGTACACCGGTAGTCGTTACTTCAACATCGTCATAGTGGTCTATCATCCAACGTTTCTTTGTTGGGTCTTTGGGGTCCGTCTTTAACTCGTGTACGGGACAAGACGATTGGAAATCGCCCATTTGTTCGTGAGCCGATTGCTCAATCTCCGCAATGAAATCTTCGTAAGTCAGATAGATTTCATCAGGCTTTGCCGAACCTGACGGATAATAGTAATAATTTGTGTTTTCGTTTTTCGGTTTACGAACCGTCTTTGAGCCTCCCGTCACCTTTCGTACCCAGAATGGCTTCTTTAAATGTTCTGAAATGTTCATGTGATTAAATATTTATGTTATTGAAAGAAAGATGTGTCGTAATCCTCGGAAAAGAGAGCGTCATACGCATCGTCAGCAATCTCGGCTTGCGGTTGCTTCTTTGGGCGTGCGTCAAGCTCAAAGACCGCCCTAAGAGAGATAGCGTCTATCAAGTCAGGTGAAGAATGGAACTTAGCCTTGTACTCGTCTTTCGAGCGGTAGTAAATCTTCTTGTTACGTGAGAGTGAGGTAAAGACGTGTATTTCATCGCAGAGGACATCAAACAGCTTACGAGTGCTTCCGTTCTTGCCATACGGTATGATTGTATCTTTGTCAAGACCGATAGATATTTCGCCTTTCTCAAAGAGTACTTTAGTCTTACCTAATAGTTGAGAGCGCAGATTGAAGTATTGCTCAATCAGGATAGGATTGCCATTCTCGTCAAGTTCCTGAATAGCCTTTTTGTTGGCAGTGACCGGCATACCTGACGTATATGCTTTCAGGTAGTAACCTATACCCGTTGCGTCAAAAGCAAAATGTTCAATCGGAACGTTGTATTCTGTCAAAATGTTATCAATCCAACTGACAAGCTCTTTTGGGTTTCCTCGGAAGAACTTAATGTTAACAATACGTAATCCGCGCCAAATAATCATAGGACAGTCGTCGCTTTCAGACGAACCACCCGACACATCCATTGTGGCGTACATATTCTCGTCATCGTCTATCGGATTAATCCACAAGTTGTGCAGCATTTGTCGCGTTACGCCAAGCTCTTCATGTTCGGTGGGACCGAAGTATGCTTCACCAACTACGGCGCGTTGTGTCTTACCGACAGCATGAAGATTGGCTACGGATTGACCTCCCGTTGCGCGAACAAGCTCACGGTTATCGGCAGCCGTACCGGTGAACACCGTAAAGGACTTAACATAGTCCAAGCACGTTATACCCGCCTTGACATCTTCGGGTTTATCTTGCAGCCCGGCAGCCTTAGCAACTTCCTCGCGTGTGTTTCCCCATATTATTTCAGAGGGGTTATCTCCTTTGTTGTAGAAGTATCTTACCTGCCCTATCATTTCAGGTTTTAATAGCCATGTATCGGTGTCAACATAACCCGCGTCAACAAGCATGGTGGTAGTCCAATGTTCGTGCAGAGGGTTGAAAGATAGAATCATTTGCGGAATCATGCCTGACGCATCACGGTTACGCATGAACCAAAAAGTAAACATCTTGAACTCTTTCATTTCGGTAGCCTCGTCAACCATGATAAGGGCGGCTTGTTGCTTTTTGGCATAGTCCATAAACTCTTCCCATTCTTTGGGATTGGCAACATTAAAGTTAGAGTGAATGAGCTGTAAGTTTGAGTTATATTCAGTCCATGCAAACGTTGGTATTTCAGACGAGTTATATTCGCAATTAGCGAAGTTACCGCAGACCGTCACACCGTCACGGAAGATAGATGAACCCTTTTTACTATCAAGTGCGCGAACAGAGATAAGGCGAGCCGTAAAGCCGTACTTCTCCATGCCTCCAAGTGCTTTGAAATACATGGAAAAGGTGTTGTGTGTGACTATATAGTTGTCTGTTATATATAAGTGGTCAGGGTTGGAAACAAGAATGCAACGGCACTGTTTGCGAGCAACTTTTTCTATATGTTTGACTTCCGAAAATAGCAACTTGTCAACGTCAGGGTGTCTGAATGGAACTTTGACTTTGCAACCAAATTTCAGTAAGTTTAAAATTTGACTTGTAGATACAGTGACCGTTCCAAAATCATTAAAATTTATAGTCCATAAATGCTCTATATCGCATTCTGTTTTTCTGCCGTTTTTTAGTTGTAATTCATATACATCTCTTAAACCTTGTTCAAATATTTTCAGCACGGTTTGGGGTTTACCGTCAGAGCCACAAATAACATCTCCAACTTGTAAAGAACCCATTTCCACAAAACCGTTGGGAGTAAGCACATGAGCATCATACGGCTGTGCTTTCCCGGCGGTACCTTGACCACACATGAAGATAAGGTTGCAATCGCTTGCGCAGACATCTTCTTGAAGTCCCGGTTGCGGAGCGAAGTCAATATCTTTGCGCAGAGTGAAGTCCTCGAAAGTTACCGAGCCGTCTTTTTGTGCGACAGGTAGCTTGCGCACCACCTTTGGGTAGCGTTGCGGAAGTGCTATTTTATCATTTAAAAGAATAAGTCCCATGAACGTAAAAACACTTATTAACATTCATGGCTCAAAGGCTCTAAAATATTAAATTACACAAAATTACAAAAAAACTTTGAAGTAATACTTTAAATTATTATATTTGCAGCGATGAATAGATTTATATATTGTTCAGAGTGTAAGAAATCAGGGCGCAAGCCTAAGATGTTGGGTTTAGCGGAAGATATGGAGGGAAGCATCCGATTGTGGTGTAAGTCTTGCCATAAAGAGATTCGCGTAACGATACATGGAGGCAATATAGAAACAAAGGCGATAGATTAAGGGAATAAATAAAAGAGCCGAATGAGCCGATTGACACAGATAGTGTTGGTCGGCTTTTTAGGTAGAACTTAATATAAACGGTTTAGTATGAAACAAAAGATTAAGGAAGCGCTGCAACAAGGGTATAAAAACTTGGGGATTAGCGAAAAGGCGTTTGAGGGGGTCGCCGCTTTCGGAACAACTTTCATCAAAGACGAGGCAGAGATTGAGAACTTTGTAAAAGGGGCTGGACCAATGCTGAAAGCGTTTCAGGGTGATGCAGACAAGTTAAGAGGCGATTATTCAAAGCAAATCAAAGACTTGGAGGCGCAACTTGCAAACAAAAAAGAACCCGCAGAGCCAAAAGACGAGCCAAACAAAGGTGGAAACAACGAGCCTGATAGTAAGCCATTAGATGAGCTTATTTCAGCAGCAGTGTTAAAAGCGGTCACACCATTGACAGAGAAGTTGAATGCGTATGAAGCTGAAAGAAATTCCGAATCGGTGGTAAGAACAGTGCAAGGTAAGATTGAAACAGACTACGTAAATTCGTATAAGAAGTTCAAGGCTTATGCTTGGAAACACACACTGAAATCTTACGAGAAAGGAGGCAAGAAAGCGACAGCCGAGGAATTAGAGAAAGACTTCTTCGATTTATTCAATGACTTAGTAACTGACAAAGGTGGTGAGATAGGCAAGCCGATTGACAATGAGGGTGATGCAGACAAAGAGCCTGATTTAGATGCAACAATTAAGATGTTGCGCGATTCAGGTAAATTGCCAAAAGAGAGTGAAAAGTAAAGTTTAACGAAAAGTGAAGAATTATGGTACATGGAAATTCTTTTGCTAATTCCCGTTCAGAAGTTGCAGTAGGTCGCGTTCCGGTGTTCGGTGGCGATGTACGTTTTTATCCGGCGGGAGCTTATGTAGCGGTAGACAGCACCAACACAGTAGGTACTGAATATCCGGCAGGCACACCGGTGTCAATAGACACAGTAGGTGGCGCAGTAACATTTAACGCAGAAACACCGACAGGACTGCTCTATCAAGATGTAGTTATTGGTGACAATGGTGCAACCGTTGACATTGTGGTTGCGGGTGAGTTTTACGCTTCTTTGTCAAAAGCCACTATCACAGAGGCACAGGAGAGCGTATTGAAAGGTTTAGGAATCAGATTTATAAAGGAGGGCTAACGTTATGGATAGATTATTTGGCATGGGAACGTTGATGTCAACGTTAGGTTATGACAGCAACAAGACATACGATGCATATTGGAATCGTATCATGGCGTTGGTTGAGAGTCAAGGTCTGAATATAACCGATGCAGAATGGGCAAGACCACAAAGCAAGTTCACCTATGAGATGCTTGAATTGGAAGAGAAAGTGAGCGCAATGGCAACATACGTTTCCATTAGTTCAGAGCCACTTCCAACAGGTAATCAGGTAACAGTTGAGAAGTTGACAGGTTCAATACCGCGTCAACGTGTATTGGTACGCCGCACCGAGGAAGATTATCGTAATCAGGTCAATGACCTTAACGATGTGCTTGCGGTAGCAGACTTGCGTAACATCAATGCTACGGTAGCAGTACGTGAGTATTTGGAGGGTGTATTGTTTGACACACAGAAACCTATTGCAGACGGTCACAGAAACTCTTTGAACTACGCAGTAGGACAAGCCAAGTGTAAAGGTAAAGTAACGCTGAATGACAAGAACAATCCGCGTGGTTTGCAGAACGTAACATTTGACTTGCACGTACCTGACGAGAACTTTGTAAATGTAGAATGGTTTGAGCAGAGCAAGACAGGTGAGGTTACACCGTTGACAGGTGTATATCCTATCAAAGTGCTTCGCGAGAAGTTGCTTGAAATCAAGTGGAAGTATTATGACGGATTTAAACTTCGCATGGATGAGCAATTTGCTTACTATTTGTGCAACCACCCTGAAGTACTTCCTGAATTGGGTTACTACATTAATCCTATGCTTCAAGCACAGACGGGTAGTAAGGTAGAGGCACAAGCTACACGTGCAGCCCAAGCAAGTGGATTTGAAGCACAGAAAGAAGCGTTGAAACTTGCTCTTGGTTGTGATATTGAGTTCTACAATACCGTATGTGGTGTAGATATTCTTGACACAACAGAGAAAGTATATAAGACCGAGCGTTTGAAAGCGTTTGACTTCGGTGTAATAACCATTTCACCACTTGGTAACATTATCAGCTTGAAGAATGTAGCACCGCTTAGACCTGACGGTTCAGATATATCAGCAGACATCTTCGGAGGTCATGGTATAGTAGAGTATCGCTATGATTCTAAGAACCGCACACAAGAATGGATTTCGGAACTCACCGTATTACCGGTATTAACGAGACCGAAAGATATGTGGTATTATAACACAATTAAAGTATCAGAATAACTAACTAAGTAGCAGAGTATGACAGTAGAAGCGTATTTGAGAGCGAAGATACCGGGTTATCCGTTTACGACAGACGTAATAGAGAGTACGTTGGTATCGCCATTGTTTGCCAAGCCGACAGCATTAAAGGAGTTAAATCTTGACGATGATGTGGCGGAAGTAGCGAGGGATTGTGAGTTAACGCAGTCGTTACGATATGCGGAGTCTACGTTATACTATGCTGTTTCGGGTGTTTTCTCGGGTGGTTCACGTTCCGAGCAAGTTGGGGATGTAAAGATAACTCTGTCAGGCTTCACATTAACGGAAGCCGACAGAGATTATTACCGACAGCTTGCGGACACCATAAGGGAGGAATTAGGGTGTGAGGTAGAGAACAATCCGAATTCGGATAGTGGTATGTTTGACGCGACAGATTTAACGACATGGAGCTGATTAAGTTTGAAGATAGTTGCGTAATAACGCGAGCAACGGGTACCAAGGATGAGTGGGACAATGAGATATTTGAGACCATTTATTCGGGGGTATGCAATTATCAGGAGGGCGGACAGACTTCACTTTCGGTAGTCACTCGCAACGACATATTGTATTTGCCACAGAACGATGTGCTGATAAAGCGCAACGATGTTGTAACGGCAACCAAAGGCAATAAGGGGCGAGTAATAAAAGGAGTGGTTAACACCACACCGCGCGACATACGGATGCCACTAAGCGGAGATGAGCTAACAAAGGTAGAGATTAAGCAAGCAAAGGGAGATTGAGGAAATGGCTAACCCGTCACAATATGGATATTCACAATGGATGCCTCACAACATAGAGGTTATCAAACGTGCGTGTACTGTTTACTTGAACACTACAAAGAAGCGCGAGATAGTAGCTATGTTGTGTCAGGTAGCAAGTCAGATTGTGGATTACATAGACGGAGGCAGTGCCATAATAAGCAATTACACTTTCAATTTGCATGATGCCACAGGAGCGGGAGTGTATGCAGACGGTAGGTTGTATAAGTATATACCTGTCAAGCAAGCGACCAAAAGACAGAGTTCAGGCTTCTTTCATCGCAACGAGTATTGGATAGACGGTAACGAATATCTGAACAGAGCATTGGAAGATGCAGCGACAAGTTTCTCCAAGGGTATTTGGTTGGTTGTGATGTCTGCGGTGCCGTATGCTTACTTTGCAAACGAGGGTATGAGTTGCATACCGACCAATCCTCAATTCTTTAAAAAGACGGTATCAGAGATGATCAACAAAGTCTTGCAAGGCTTAAAGCCTATTGTTAGTAACGCACAATATAGTTCAGCAGCGGGACAAATATCAAATATTACGCCATGAGTAAACTAAGTGACATATCAGCAGATACGGTATTGAAATCCATGCTACAAGGCAAGGTCTATGCCAATAAAGACGAGGTCAAAGTGTTCGGGCATCAAGAACTGCCCAACACGGAGACGGACACAGATTTCATAACAATAGAATACAACGGCAACATACAGTCGCTTACGAACCCGTTAGGTATATTTGTAGGCAACATAGCGTTGAGTTTGTACAACGAAGTAAACACAGACGGTACAGCAAAGAGAAACCGCATAAAATTGATACTTGCTCAAATAGAGGATAAGGTCAATAACGTATCGGCAGAGGGATATGTATTCAAAATATCTTCGACACCCATAACACCCGTAACAGTTAATGCTACGACAGGATATTCAGTAACCACACTCAACATAGAGTGGTGGTGTAATTAAAATTAGTAAATAACATAAACGAGTAGATATTATGGTAGGAATAGTAAATGTAGATTCGACCACAGTAACGTTTTCAGGTCAATCAGATTTAGTAGTTTTTGACGTTTTTGAGGGCGATTATTCAACAGCAAAGGCAGAAGATTTAATGAAAGGTGGACTTTCATTAGGTCAGATTGTAGAGGAATCAACATCATGGACAGGTGACGAAGCCACAATAGATGTGCTTTATGACGAGCAACATCAGATTATAGGCGTAACACCCAAGCCGGGTACTTATGCTTTTGAATTTGAAGCAGCTTCATTGTCAAATGAGATGCTGAAACTTTTGCATAACGGTAAAGAGATTAAGATTTCTAAGACCAATGCAGCAGATGCGGATATAGATATAAGTGCAGACGTAACAGCAATAGGTCTTGGTGGTGAATTGCCTATCAGTGAACGCCCGGTAGCATGGTGGAATCAGGACAAGACACTTATGTTCTTCATGCCGAAAGCCACAGTTGTTGGTTCATTCGCACAGGATAGCCGATTTATGGTAAGCAAGGGTTCAGTAACAGCAGGTTATGTAGACACAGATAGTTTACAACCGTTCATGGTGATACCTGCAAAGCCTAAGTATGCAACAAAAACGACAGAGTAACGCGGATATTAAACAGTAATTAGAACAGGGCGGTGGTGGAGTTCAGAAATCTATCACTGCCCTTTAAACTATCTAATATGGCAGAGGGTAAGACAGCAAAAGATTTTATTTCAGGTGCAGAGAAAGTAAAGTCGC